TATGCAAGCCGCATGGCAAGCCGACTTGTTTAAGTTTGCGGTTCATCGAACTGTTGACGTTGCCTATGGCGAGCGAAATAAACGCAAGGCCATCATTAACGGATTGGCTGACTTTGTAATCATCAACTACGATGGCGTAAAGATTGTTGAGGACGAGATCATCAATGGCGGCTTTGACCTAATCATTATTGACGAAGCCAACGCATACAAGAACTCTCGCACTGAACGATTCAAAGTCATGCGTAAGATTGTGTCCCATGACAAGTGGCTATGGATGATGACAGGTACACCTGCCGCGCAGTCTCCGCTAGATGCGTATGGTTTGGCTAAGCTTTGCATACCTGCAAGAGCACCGACTCTATATAGTACTTACAGAGACATGGTGATGTACCAGTTGACAAGGTTCAAATGGATTCCAAAGCCTAACGCCGTTGCCGCTGTGCATGAGCTACTGCAACCTGCTATTAGGTTTGAGAAAAAGGATTGCTTAGACCTTCCAGACGTCACCCATACATCGCGCTTTGCCCCTATGTCAGCACAGCAACTAAAATACTATAAGCAGCTTAAAAAAGATATGTTGATCGAGGCCGCAGGGGAAGAAATCTCAGCAGTCAATGCGGCGGCTAATCTTAATAAGCTACTGCAGATTGCTTGCGGGGCTGTGTACACCGACACTAAGAACGTGATTGAGTTTGATGTCTCGGATCGTCTTAACGCTGTTACTGAGGTTATCAATGAAGCATCACACAAGGTGCTGATATTTGTGCCGTTCACGCACACGTTGGTAATGCTCAAAGAATATTTGACGAAGCAAGGCATCACTGCCGAGATCATTAACGGCAACGTTAGTGTTACAAAGCGCACAGATATATTCAAAAGGTTTCAAGAAGATGTTGATCCACGTGTGCTGTTGATTCAACCGCAAGCCGCCGCCCACGGAGTTACCCTAACTGCGGCTAACGTTGTGATATGGTACGCTCCCGTCACGTCGAGTGAGACGTACTTGCAAGCCAATGCACGTGTACACCGACAAGGCCAAAAGAATCCCGTCACTGTGGTACACATTGAAGGCAGTCCAGTAGAGGCAAGCTTGTACAAGATGCTTCAACAAAAGTTGGACTTACATTCTCAGATCATCGATCTATACAACAGTGAAATAAATTCTTGACACAGTCAAGAAAGGATGTATAATAAGCACTCCCAATTCATAAACCTAAGGACACATATGGAAGACGTACCGATAGAACAGATCGTCACTACGTACATAAAAATACGCGACAAACGTGACAGACTCTATCAAGAGTTTAAAGAAAATACAGCCAAGCTTGATGAAGACATGCAGATTCTCAAGCACAAGATCGTCGAGCTATCAAAGCAGACGGGCGTTACTAGCTTCTCAACACCGACAGGCATTGCCTATCGCACAGTCAAGAACCGTTACTGGACTAATGACTGGGAAAGTTTCTACACATTCATGCGAGAGCAAGGAAGTATGGAACTGCTTGAGAAGCGTATTCATCAAACTAACATTAAAGAGTTCATGGACTCCAATCCAGAGGTGCATCCACCCGGACTCAATATTGATAGTGAATATGAAATCACCATTCGTCGTAAGTAAATTTTTAACTAGGAGATAATTATGAGCAATGACATTGCTTTGTTTCAACAAGAAGTTCCCGCGTACTTAAAGAAAGCGGGACAAGATGACCTGACCAAATCCTTGGCAGGTAACACAGGCCTTAAGCGCATTTCCATTCGTGGCAGTGTATTCCGCATGATGGTCAACGGAGAAGAAATCTCTAAGAACGAGAGCCGTGCGATGAACATCGTCATCATTAATGGTGCCGCTAAAGTATCGCGTCAATTCTATGCAGGTAAGTACGTACCCGGAGAAACAACTTCGCCTGACTGCTGGAGTAATGATGGCAATAAGCCTGATGCAAGCCTTGAGTTTCCACAGCACACGTCGTGCGAAGGTTGCTCACAGAACATCAAAGGTTCTGGACAAGGCGATTCACGTGCATGCCGTTATCAGCAACGCTTAGCAGTGTTGTTAGCCGACGATGTAGATGGAGAAATCTTTCAGTTGGTGTTACCCGCGAAGTCTATCTTCGGTCGTGGTGACTTAGACAAGATGCCGTTCCAACAGTACGCCAAATACGTTGGCGCTCAAGGCAAGAGCATCAACACCTTGGTAACAGAGATGCGCATGGACAGCGACAGCGACACCCCCAAGCTGACGTTTAAGCCAGTGCGTTATTTGTCAGAGCAAGAATGGCTTGTTGCTAAAGAGAAAGGCGATAGCCCTGCCGCACGTTCCGCAGTAACGCAGACCCCTGCCGCTACTGATGGAGCAAAACCTAAAGCACAGACTGCACCTGTTGCTAAAGCCGAAGTAGTTGAGGTGGCTGAAGAAGTTGCCGAGCCTACTAAGCGAGTATCCAAGAAAGCCGCTGAGCCCGCCGCAAAGAAAGACTTTGTGGATGTGCTGAATACTTGGACAGACGATGAGTAATGATGGACTCAAGAGGCTATACATTACGAATCGTCCATGCTAACAAGGTAGCCAATGGTAGAAGCCCCGGTGTCAAGCTGGGTCGCTTCTGCATTGACAAGGACATTCCTGTACGTGAAGTTGCAGAGTATTTTGGCGTGAGCCGCATGACGATCTATAAATGGTTTGTCGGCGAGTGGATACCCCGAAAGATTCACAACGAGAAAATCACAAACATAGTCCAAGCCAAAGTAGGCATGTAACTTAAAGCGTCTGTGGGGCATGCCGCGCTCCTCAGACGCTATTTTTATCGCGGTGCAGAGGCGGCTATGACAAGAGCAGATTTGTTGTCAGCGGTGCTCTCCACAGAAGGATGGTATTGTATTGTCGGTCTTAAAAAGACTGGACTTCCAAGACAAACGTTTGTGCAGGGGTTGAGTGAAGCTGACGTAGAAATAGAAGACTTACTAGCCAAGGGATACGATGCGTATTTTGGTTGTGCTAAGTACGAGACAGACAAGACTAGAACGACAGATAACGTAAAGGCTATACGAGCATTTTGGCTTGATATAGATTGTGGGGCTAACAAACCATATGCTACTCAAGGCGATGGTTTAGCCGCGCTTAAGAAGTTTTGCATGGAGGTTGGATTACCAAGGCCGACGATTGTCGACTCTGGCCGGGGCCTTCATGTGTACTGGGGTCTTACTGCTGATGTATCAAGAGCACAGTGGAAGCCAGTGGCTACGCGCCTTAAAGCGTTGTGCCATGAGAAAGGTTTAGAAGCCGACCCTGCTAGAACTGCAGATGCGGCATCGATATTGCGTGTCCCCGATACACTGAATCACAAAGAAAATCCGCCACTTGCGGTTACGTTAAAAAGCGTAGGCATACCTGTCGACTTTGAAGAGTTTAAAGCCAAGCTTGGTGCAATCGACGACGTACCCGACCACTTGCCGACGTACGCTAATGAGATGACACGTGCCTTGATGGGCAATAAGCAGTTTCGTTTTAGCATCATCGTCGATAAGAACGTAAACGGCACAGGCTGTATGCAGTTGGCGAGAGCCATAGAAGAACAAGACAGTTTAGAAGAGCCACGTTGGAGAGCCGCACTTTCAATCCCTGCGTTCTGCGTAGACAAGGATACGGCTATCCATGATATTTCTCGCAACCATCCTGACTACACTCCTGAGGGTACGATAGACAAAGCTATAAAGATCAAGGGCCCCTATACGTGCGAGAAGTTTGAAGGTGTACACCCCAGTGGTTGCGACGGCTGTATTCACAAGGGCAAGATCAGTTCGCCTATTGTTCTTGGTGCGGAAATAGCAGAAGCATCCGAGTCCGACAACACTGTTCAGTACGTTACTGAAGCGTCTAAGCCCGTTACCTACAAGATTCCTGAGTACCCCTTTCCATACTTTCGCGGCAAGAACGGCGGTGTGTATCGCAAGTCAGAGAACGAAGACGACGAAGATGCGGTAATGATTTATGAGCATGACCTGTACGTGGTCAAACGATTAAAAGACCCACAGAGCGGTGAAGTTATTTGGATGCGTCTGCATACACCGAAAGACGGAGTCAAAGAGTTTGCGCTGTCGGCAGTTGACCTACTTACTGCCGATAAGCTGAGAGAAAAGTTGGCGTGGTTTGGCGTGATCGCACTGAAGAAACAAATGGATTCCATCATGGGGTACATAGTGCGGTCTGTTAAAGAGATGCAATACAAAGAAGGAGCAGAAATTATGCGTTCACAGTTTGGGTGGACAGACAAGAATAAATCGTTTGTTGTGGGGGATACCGAAATTAGTGCCGAGGGTGACAAGTACAGTCCACCATCTAGTTACACCGCACAGTTGGCTGATTGGTTTACGCCCGTCGGTTCCCTAGATGAGTGGAAGTCAGTTATTAACGTCTACGATCGTGAAGGCTTTGAGCCGCATGCGTTTGGGTTCTTCACTGCTTTCGGCGCACCGCTGATGAAGCACCTAAACCTTAAAGGTGCAATCATTAACATGATTAATAACGAGTCAGGCACTGGCAAGACTACTACTATCAAAGCAATGCACAGTGTCTACGGACACCCCGAAGAGTTGATGCTTATTCAGCGAGACACTATGAACGTGCGCTTGCACCGACTAGGCGTTATGAACAACTTGGGTTTGGGTTGCGACGAGTTAACCAAGATGACGTCGGACGAGTTCAGTGACTTTGCCTATGCCGTGTCGCAAGGCCGAGGCCGTGGACGGATGAAGTCTAATGAAAATGCAGAGAGGATTAACTTAGCTAAGTGGCAAACCATTTTGTTGTGTTCTTCCAACGCTTCGGCAGTTGACAAACTTAGAGCCCTAAAATCTACACCCGACGGTGAGCTCATGCGCCTAATAGAGTATGAAATCCCCGAGACTAAGCTTTTGACAAAACAAGAAGCTGATGATATCTATCCGAAGCTGTACACAAACTATGGGCATGCAGGTCGTATCTACTTGCGTGACTTGGTTGAGAACCTAGAAGAACGTATTCAAGAGGTCAAACAGATTCAACTCTTAATCGACAAGAAGATTGGCTTTACAAATCGTGAGCGCTTTTGGTCTGGTGTGGCGGCATGCAACATAGCCGGTGCTTTGTTTGCTAAGCGTCTTGGCTTGATCGACATTGACATAGGTCGTATTTTTAAGTGGATGCTTAAGCAGTTCTCACAGATGCGTTTGGAAATCAAACCACCATCTACAACACATGCAAGCGTGATTGGTGAGTACTGGAATGAGCACCGCCGCAACTCTTTGGTTATCAATGACAAGGTGGATATGCGAACGGGGGTTGAGATGCTACCCATATTAGAACCTTCGGGTGAACTAATTATTCGCATGGAGCCAGATACCCAAAAGCTTTTCATCATTGCTAAGAAGCTACGGACTTGGTGTGCTCAGCACCAGATTACTTTGAAGGATGTGCTTAACTCACTTACCGCTGAAGGTGTGTATGCAGGTATGGTAAAGAAGCGTATGGCGAAAGGCACTAAGCTCGGCAGTGTTCCGGCAGTAGATGCGTTTGTATTTGATTGTTCTAAGGGCGGCTTCCTTGACACTGATGCCTTCGTAGGTACTTCAGATGCTGATGTGGCTGTTGCAGAAGAAGATGAGAATTAATGGAGTTAACTATAGTATTAATTGGCGCAGGTTCCGAGTGGGCTGGTCGTTCTTTGTCCCGTGCCTACGGCTGAAAGAAAGTGAACTAGCGATTTTGGTGACCGCAAAACGGTTTGGATTTAGGGTTTTGATGAAACCCGTGATTGAAAATGGCATCAAAGGCTTGCGTGTTTGGCGAATTAAGTAGTACACTCCACGCAGGTTGTCAGTTGCTACTCTCCTTGGAAACAACCCTCCTTGCCCCCGCCTAGTGCGGGGGATTTTTTTATTTGGGTTTATCGCCAGTGCCACGTATTTCTACTTTTGGAGGTAGGGCACCGTAGTTAAGCATAGGCAAAGTCTTCGTCATTAGTTTTTCGTTAAGCCTTGCGCCCATTGCGTTAGCTTGAGCTTGAGCTTCAGACCGCGCATCAAACGCATTATCAATAGCATCTGAGTCAATCGGCATATCAGGATACTTTAACGTAAACTCACGGGCCTTATCTAAAGCATCAACGTATGCAGGTGTTCCACGTTCCATCCACAAGCGGTTAAGTATTGAGTTATGTTTATCAAGTACTTTTTGCTCATATGTTTTACCTTGTATGGCGGACTTTTGACCCTTGTATAACTTGAGTGGTTGTAGGCCAATTGCTTGCATACTTATATCCCACAAAGTAAATTCATTAGGGTACAAGCCAGCAATAATGTCGCCACTGCGAGTAGTTGCACCTTCTTGGCTAATACGATATGCAGTCACAGGCTTAGCAAAGATAGCGGGCACTGCTTTTTCATAAGCACGACCGTACTGACCGTCTTCAACTAACTGATACGCATCTACCCAATTCAAACCAAGTCCGACTCCGGGGCCTAAGTTAGAGATAATTTCATTTGTAACAGATTGGCGTGCATCATTATCGTAACGGCCTTCGCGATACCACAAGTTCTTCAAGTCTAAACTTACGCGGTCAGACAGTGCGCTACCAGTTAATGCTGATACAGGGCCGTAAGTAACGGCTTCTGCTAGCTTTCTACCAGCTTCCTTAGATTCCTTTGTCTCCATACCCATCTTGTTAAAGATAGCGCCAGCCGCACCGCCGACAGTGGTGTTCATGTAGTTAGCAAACCAGTTTTCCCAATCAAAAAACTCGTCGTCATCATCTGGAGCAAACATCTTTATTAGCGTACCAAGACCGACTGAGAAGTACGGCTGCGCTACAATCCCTCCGTACAAGAATGTCATGCCAAGAATACCAGCTAAGCGCCTGTATGACTCATTACCCAACTCTTTACGATATCTATCTGCTTCTTTAACACGTTGGTCAATAATGTTTGGTGGCATGCCGCTCGTCTCTAGCTGTTGGCGGAAGTCTTTTATTTCAGAAGAGCTAAACGGTCTTGCTACTGCAAGGTAGTGATTACGCAACAAGATGAACGCCGACTGAATAGCGTACTGCTTGAACTGCATAACGATGTTTACACCGGGGTACGTGAACACACGCCCCTTCATTTGCCGCACGTAGTCACCAAGTGTCATACCAGCAATGTCACGTGCTTCTTCAATAGCATCATCAAACGCCTCATCGGGAGTGCGGAGAATAGGATCGCCGTTTGCATCACGCTCAATAACACCGCGTAGATCACGCTTTGGCTCTTTTAAAAACTTTTCGTGCGCCAACTCAAACGTAGTAAGCAACGATACCTCACGTACCATACGCTCAGCTTGGTGAAAGGGGCCCGCTAATATTTTCTTAAATACGTTTGCCGCGCCAGTATATGTAGCGGATGGGCGCTCGCCCAGATCGTAAATATCGTTTGTCATAGAGATATTGATATCCCCGTCTTCAATATACTTGTTAGCCGCTTTTTGAAGCAGCGGGCTAAGGTTGCCGCCTTCTACAATAGAAGGGAACGACGTTTGCATAATATGACCGGTAACGATAGGCTTAAGCGTACGGGTCGGGACGCTTGCCATATAACGGCCAAGATTCTTTAGCATCAACGCATTTGTCTTAGCATAACCATAGCGACCACCAATGTACGGCATAGTTACTGCAGAAGCACCAAGAATGTTAACTAAGGCACTAGCAGGTGCGGATAGCACGAAGAAGAATACTGAGTTAGTAACACTCCCCGCAATCTGTGCGGCTACGCTTTTGTCCTCAATACCAAGCACGTTCTTTGTACGATTTTC